ATATTCCACTTGAGCGATATACGCGCAGGAATGCCTCATTGACGTTCTTGGCGCGGCCCTGCCCGAATGCCTCCATCTGGAGCGCCATCGGCAGCGTCTCGAGGTCGCTGACGTAGGGCAGACCGACATGCACGACCACGGACGGCCGCTGCAACACGGCCACCCCACCCGTCACCGTGACCTGCGGCATGACCGCGCCGTCAGCAAGGATGCTGACCGTCTTGCCCTCGAGGTGCGTCAGGCCGGCCACCGTGTCGCGTGCAAACGCCCACACAGCCGTCGCCACCCCGCGCAGGGCCACAGGCAGGATGAGGTCCGTTCGGGCCGTAGCGACCGTCGTGGAGGTCGTGGACAGGATCGTCAGGCGATAGGTGTTTCCGTTGGCATCGGTCAGGACGATGGCGTCGCCCACGTCGGTGGTCGCCGGGAACTGGAAGATGGCGCTGCTCGCCGTAATCGTCAGCACGTCGGCCGGACCCCAGGTCGTGCCGCCCGTTACCGTGACCGTGGTGGCAGTCGTGTTCGTTCCGTTGTAGGTCAGGCCGCTGTCCACGAAGAAGCAGTCCTTCAACTCGCCGACCTGCCGGCTTGCGAACCGCTCCACGTATCGCTTCGTCACCCCGCCGATGGTCCGCTTGACGATGACGTACAGGCGATCCTCGGCACCCTCGGCAACAGCAGCGCACGTCTCAAAGTCGCCGTCCGTTTCGTGCTGGTGCCATGCGCCGATCTGTTGCTCGGGGATGTACGTCAGCCCGAGCATGCTTCCCGTGCTCGAGATGAACCACAGCAGCGGCTGCGGAGCCTTGCTGTAGCACATGTCCGTGATATCGAAATTGTCGAACAGGTGCGTGGCTCTGATCGACAGGTCCCCAGTCACGAACCCGCTTGCCTGCCAGGAATAGCCAAGCTCGCGCACGTGGCCGTCACGCGCAGAACAATACACCACCGTGTTGTTCACGATGGACGGCTGCACATTGTTTGCACCGACGTATGACTGCGGACGCACCGAGATGGTGGTCGGCGAGATCACGTCGCTGTTCACAGGGCTCACGCGCCACTCGGCGGCGCTCGTCAGCGCGAGCAGCTGCGTCAGCGGGACGAGGTGGCGGATCGTATTGGCCTCGCGTGCAGCGACACGAAATGCAATGCGGTCGGTGTCAAGAAGCGGGATGTGGTAGGAGATATCACTCTCGGTCCCGGTGCGCGTCATCCACAGCGTCTGCGGCGCATTGGTCGTGCCTGCGAACACGCGGCGCTGCTCGAAGTAACTGACTGCGCCAGGGTAGTTTCCACTTGACGCGAATACGGTATCGACGATTGGCGGCGTGATTCCAAGATCCGGCGCGATGTTGTTGTCGGTGAACGTCGTCAGGTCGGTCTGCCCGATCAGTCCATACAGTCCGTTCTGACGCTTGTAGATGTTGTAACGAGCAGCACCAGACACGGCCGACCACGAGATCGTGTTGCTCGATCCCTGCGCGTTCAGGTTGTTGTTCGCAGTCGCCGCGGAACTCGGCGCACTCTCGTCAATACCGTTCGGAGCGACCGTGGTGACAACGTAGTAACTGGTGAAGTCAAGCGCCTTGTCGCCGAACTGGACATATCCGCCGCTCGACCACGTTCCATATGACGTTGTATTGAGCGGAATTCCACTGCTATACGAGCGAACTGTGAACTTGTCCGTCGGACCAGTTGATGCGACGATGTAGTAATCGTCCGGGAATGGATTCGTCCACGTTCCGCCATCAAGGTAGACCGGATCTCCAACCGACAATCCATGCGGTGCGGTAGTATGTGCGACTCCGGGACTCGCAGAAGTGAATCCGATGAGGTCAAGCGCCTCGCCTCGATTTGCGGTCACCGTCACGCTTGTCGGTGACGTGACGGTCGAAGCAAACGAAATGGTTGTAAGTGTCCACGTGGTTGCCCCGAGCCGGCGCAGCTCACGCGGCGCGTAGTTCGGGTGGACGAGCGTCAGCACGTCGGCCGACTGCACGTAGTGGATGTCGAACAGGTCGGCCTCGGCGTAGGGATTCGGGATTTCGTAAATCCCTGCCGGCAGCGGATACCAGTATGTCGCGTTCGGCGGCGCGTTGCCCGTGGTTGCAGCGATGCAGTAGTAGTTCACGCCGCCAGACGAGACGAGAGCGCCGACCGTGTAAGTCGTTGCACCGTTGTATGCGGCAGGCGTACCAGGACCGAGCGTCGCACCCTGCGTGTGGAACCGGAAGTAGCCAGCGCCGAGCTCGAGCACCATCGTCTGCGTGGTGCTGAACGTGAACGGAAGCAGGCGCGTGCGCTTCGTGCTGTCCTTGACCTCGCGCACGAACGCCGTGCCGGGGCGGTTCTCTGCCGGACCCTGCGGGAGCGCGATGAAGTTGAGCAACTTCGCCGCGCCCGTCTGGAACTTCACGTCATCGATCCGCCCCCACATCTCGGGCGACACCTCGCCGCCCGCGAAGGACCGTGTGTACGTGCGGGTCAGCGCCATATCAGCGTCCAGAAATCCAAGAGGTGATGTGACCGGGCTTCACGTCGCGCTGGTTGGCGTCAGACATGCGGGCCTGTCCGAGGTAGATCGCGACCATCTGGAGGCATCGCTGCGCCTGCCGTGCACCCTCCTCGCCCTTCACAACGGGACCGGCAAGGAATGACGCGAGCTGCCACGACAATGCGATGGTGAACATCGGGTCGAACTTGGTCGAATCGCTCACGAGCGCCTGATATCGCAGGAGCGCATTCTCTTGATTCGTGTAGATGACCTTGTTCCCGAGCGTGTCCGTCTCAATCACGTATTCCTGCGGCACGTACACGCCGGCGGTCGTGATGGGCGGATTCGTCCATCCGAAGCCGTAGCGGTCGGCGGGGTATGCGCGGACGGAGTAATCGTTCTCCGCGTCTGGCGGAAGCACAGCCACGGCGGTCATCATGTCACCGGGGCATGCGTAGGAATACTTCCACATGGTGTACGGCATCGTCACCTGCGCGAGGCTGACGCGCCGCGATGCGAACGACCACGTGTGCATCTGGAGGAGCATGTCACGTGCGCTCGGATAGAACCGGGCGCAGTGCTCGGCCTGCGCTGATCCCTCCGGCGGGTCGATGCTAGCGACGGTGGCATCGTCACCGAGGTGCGCGAGCGCGAGGTTGCAGATCTCGACGACCGAAGCCATGGAAGCCTCCCGTAGGACGGGAGGGGCGCCGTGGTTTCCCGCCGACGCCCCTCCCTGTTCACTAACTCGTTACAAGCTCACTCCGTGCCTGCGGCTTCGGCCACCTTGCCCTTGCGGAGACGGCGAGGCGGAGCGTCGGAAACGGTCGGCTCCGGTTCCGCTTCCACTTCCTCGAGGTACTCGAGGTGATGGTTGCGCGGTCCCTTGTACTCGAACACGTCTCCGGGCTGGCGCAGCCCGTTGTCCACGAAGCAGAGGATCTTGGCCTTGACCTTCGGCATGAATGGCTCCTATCAGGACACAGCGAAACCGGAGGCGTAGTACTTCTTGCCGTCCTGGTAGTTCAGCACAATGTCAGCCGAGATCACGCCGGAGGTGCTGCCGGCAGAGGTCACGACATTCGCGCCGAGATACCGCTTCTGCGCCGTGGTCAGGAGCTGCGAGCCGATCGGGATCACGACCTGCGTGCCAGCCGCAATGGCCGTCGAAGGGCTGTATTCGCCGATCACCACGACGTTGGTGTCAAGTCCCGTGTCGTCAGCCAGGACAACCTGGTAGACGGGATCGGTGCTTGCTGCCAGTGCCGTGGTCACCGTGAACACGACGTAGAGCGTCGTGCCTTCGCTGATTTCCACGTTCTGGGTTCCCTGTGCGATGGTGTACAGCGAACCGCTTGCGGTTGCGGCGTACGCGGTGTTGTTGCGGAGATCCACGACATCGGGGAAGTCGTAGGTTCCGGTGGCGGTCAGCGTAACGCTGCCGAGACGGAGGTTGTTGTCAAGAATCATTGCGTGTTTCCTTCCTGTGTCCTATTAGGACACGACGGCTTCCGAGTTGATGAGCTGATCGACGCGACGGCAGGGGACGCCGAGGAACGACAGCCAGCTGTACGGCGTGCCGAACTGCGACAGTCCCTGGTTCACGGCGAGGACATTCTGGCTGCGATCAAGAGCCTTCACCGCGAGGCCGCTGTGGACGGTCCGGTTCATGTAGAACGCGGCACGACCCATCGACATGTTGGGAATGCGGTACATGGCGCGAGCCATGAGCTTGATGAGATCGTTCGCCGACGCACTGGTCTGCGTTCCGACAGCACCAACGAGATCGCTCACATCAATGTTGGCGATGCGAACGACGTAGCGCCAGTCCTTCACGACCAGACCGTTCTTCCACTGGTAGCGCGTGGCGTACGCCTGGAGGCGGTTGTTGCCGTCATACACGGTCTGCTCGCCGAGATCCTCGTGCATGAGGCCGGCCGTCGAGCCCTTCGGGAATGGGCAGTAGACGGTGTTGTCGCCCCAGATGACGAGATACACCGAGGTGTTGTCCGAGCCGCTGCCGCCGGCCGAAATGATGTTCTGGCCGTTGGACGCAGACGTGGACGAGTACCGAGCCGCAAGGCCGAGGTACGACTTCGGTTCGATGGCGGGGTTGCCATAGAACATCGTCGCGGCCTGCGTCTGGTTCATGGCCTCGAGGAAGGCCACGTCCTCGGACAGGCGGAACTGCGCGGTGTTGCCGTTCAGCATGGCGAGATCCTTATCGACCTCGCTGCGAGCCTCGAGAATGCCGCAAGCCTCATCGACCTGGGCAGTCTGCGACTTGCTGTTCGGGATGCCCTGGTTGAGGGCGCGCCAGTACACGGCCGGGAGGCCGGTGCGGATGACGACGCGCTCGCCAGTGGGCAGGTTGCCCTCCTTGAACACGCAGTCCTCAAGGATCTCGTTCGACTGGGAGAGGAGTTCCGCGATGACCGGGACGCGGCCCTCGGGATCAGTGCGCTTCGCCCAATCGGCGAGCGTCAGGTTGGTGCTGGAAAGAACTGCCATTGTGGTTTCCCTTTCGTGGGTTTAGGTGCTAGTGGAGTACAGAGCGTCGGCGAGGTCATTGAACGAACGGGGTCCGGCCGGCTTGGCCTCGCCTCGCGTTCCCGTGACCATGCTGTCCTCGCTGATCGCCTTTCCGGCGCGGAACATGAACCGGATCACTTCCGGGTGGTTCCCGAGGCCGGACTCGTTGAGCAGGCTGCGGAGTTCGGCGGTGCCGAACGCATCGAGCGCCTTCTTCGCCACGGACAGGTTCTCCGACAGACGCTCGCCGCCAAACTCCTTGTCGGCCTTGCTGCTGTCGGCCCATCCGGTGCGGACGGCCTCAATCTGCGCCGCCTGACGCTCGGCCAGCTTTGGGCCGACCGTGTCAAGGACGCGCTGCGCGGCTTCCTGCGACAGGTTCAGCTCCTTCGCCACCTTCGAGTACTCGGCAATGACCTCGGAGTCGAACGTTCGACCCTCCGGTGCCTTGAACTCGTAGGTTTCCGGCGCGGTCGGCTTGGCGTCGGCGGGTGCCTCGGCGGCCTTGGCGTCGTTGGCTTCAGGAGCCTTGCCGGCAGCGGCCGCATCCGCGGCTTGCCGGCCCTGGGTCGTGGTCGCCTTCTGCTCGCTGCCGTAGAGCTTCTCGGCCGTCGCCGAGACAACTGCGGCAGCATCGGATGCGGGAGCGGCTGTGGTGTTGGTTTCAGCCGTTTCCATCATCGTTGGTTCGTTCATCGTGTGCCTGTTCCTTCATCATTGCCGGGTATTGCTCCGGGCAGAGCGCATGGACCATGCCGAGCATTCGTAGCCCGTAGTTCCTGCCGCCCTCCGCGAATGCCATCGACATCGCGTTGGTGTTGAAGGAACTGCGGAACACGCCCGCCTGGTCCAGCAGCCGCCACACAATGCGACGGCCTCGCTTGCTGGACATGAGCCACTTCACGTCGGCCTCCTCGTTCTGCCGTTCCAGACGCTCACGGAGCTCTTTGTCGGCTCTGTCGCGCTCCTGGCCCCGCAGGTCGAGGGGGTCGTAATTGCTCACGGTTGGACTGTATCCCTGTAACTAATGTTTACGGGTACTGTCACGTGCTAGTGATCTTGAGATTCCACGCCTCGAGCGTGATGAACTCGTTGGCGGTCGCAATCTGCCCGGTGATGGCGAACGTCTGCGCGATGCCAAAGCCGCCAGTCGGGGTCATGGTGACGTTCGCGCCAGTTGACGCACCGTGTCCGGGTGCCGCGAGGGCGTTCGAGACCATGGTCGTGGCACTGTTCGCCCACGCCTGCTTATCGACGGACAGGCTCACGTT